GACTACATCTTCGACGCTACGGCGTCACGACTGGCCGCTATCGGAGCGCCGGCTGCTGGTACCTCGTTCGCCCGTATCGGGTGGACGGTGGAAGCCACGCGCCTGGTGGTTCGTGTCGGCCTGGGTCAGGGGTGACGTGACATGAATCTCATCACCCGTCCCTCGCTCTGGCTTCCGGGCATGGAGCCGAACGTCAAGCTTCCGCAGCAGTTCATCGGCTTCACCCGTCACGAGGGTACCGACGAACTGGTGGACCTGGCGTCTCTCGGCATCGTCCCGGACCGCGACTGGCTGATGAAGCGCAAGGGTACGCACGTCGCCAACGACGTGGTCACCCGCACGGCGGACGGCACTGACCTGAATGTGGTGTGGACCACTTTCATGCAGTTGCTGAACGCGGTGAACACCGAGCGTCAGGCCATCATCCGATTCCTCACCTTCCCGGTGACCAGCCCCACGGAACTCGTGGCGCAGCCCGGTGACGGTGTCGACTTCGAAGAGGCAACCGAGTTCGGAGAGCCGGTCGGTGCGCGCATCGTTCCGACGTACTTCAACCTCGGTTACACGTTCAAGTGGTACGACCTCGCCGCGCGGTACACGTGGCAGTACCTGGCGGATGCCACCACCTCCATGGTCGAGTCCGTCGCCAACGCGGCCGTTGAGGCGTACTGGCGCAAGTTGATGACCGAGGTCCTTCGCACGGTCTACAACGCGACCAACTTGACCGCCTCGATCAACCAGCAGTCGTACAACGTCTACAAGTTCTACAACGCGGACGGCACGATCCCTCCGACGTACAAGAACAACACGTTCATCGGCACGCACACGCACTACAAGACGACGGGTTCGGCGGCTCTGGAAGCGCAGGATCTCGACACGATGGTGATCGATGACTTCGCGTCGCACGGGTACACCCAGGAACTGGGCTACCGCGTGGTCGTGTTCGTCCACACCAACGTCGGCAACGTGATCCGGAACTTCCGCAGTGCTGTCAACACGGCGCAGGCCGTGGGCGGCAACTACGGTCGGTTCGACTTCATTCCGGCGCAGGGTCAGCCCGGCCAGTTGATCGGCACCAACCAGCAGGTGGTGGGTCAGAGTCAGGTCTCTCCGGTCCTGGAGGGCCTCGCGGTCATCGGCACCTACGGTCCGCTGATCATCGTGCAGGACGACTACGCACCTACCACGCACGTCGCTGCGTTCGCTACCGGGGGTTCCGAGAACCTCAACAACCCGGTCGGCATCCGCGAGCATCCACAGAGCAACCTCCGGGGTCTGCGACTCGTCAAGGGTCGTGTGCCGGACTACCCGCTCATCGACTCCTACTGGGCAACCGGCTTCGGGACCGGTGTGCGCCACCGTGGTGGGGGCATCGTCCTCGAGATCACGGCTGACGCCACCTACGACCCGCCGGCCGCGTACGCGTAAGGAGGACAGTTCACATGAGGAAGATCGACTGGAATCAGGAACTGTCCGATGAGGACAAGGTGTGGCTCCGCAACTCCGGCATCGTCGGCGTTGAGGATCGCATCAAGGCCAACGAAGAGGAGTTCTCGGGCAAGTACCAGGAGCCGGAGGTGCCGGCTGATCCGGTGACCCGGTCCGCGCTCGACCCCGAGGCCACCCAGGGACGCCGGCCGTCCGAGGCACCGCCATCCGGTGCTCCTTCGGACGTGCAGGGAGTCGGTGCGCCGGCTGACTCGGTGGATGACGACTACGACTCGTGGAAGGTCAACGAGCTGTCCGACGAGGTCAACAAGCGCAACGACGACGAGACCAACCCCGACAAAATCGAGGTCACTGGTACCGGGTCCGGTGGTGCGGTCCGCAAGCAGGACTACATCAACGCGCTGCGTGAGTGGGACCGGGCACACCCGGACGCGTAAGCACTACGCTGGGGGTGCGATGCCCCGGACTGGGGACTGGTGGACCCCGGTCCGGGGCATTCCCGTAAGGAGGGCACGATGGCTACCGCAGAAGACATCGATCGTCTACGCCGAATCGCAGCGATAGACGACGATGACGAAACGTACACCGACGAGATACTTGGGATGTACCTCGACAACCTTGGCTCGATCGAGGCTGCCGCTGGGGTGGTGTGGACCGAGAAGGCCGCGTCGTTCTCAGCGCTGGTGGACGTTACCGAGTCTGGGTCGTCACGTCGACTGTCACAATTGCACAGCCAGGCGTTGACGATGGCCAAGGCGTTTGCTGTTCCCGAGGACGACACCGGAGAGCCCGGCCGTGCGTCGTTCACGACAGGAATGGAACGGGCATGACCAGCGAACTGGACGTGCAGCGGCGTCTAACGCAGGCGTTCATCAGTGCGGACCCGACAGCCCGGGCTATCGTGCTGACCCCGCACGTTCGGCAGAAGCAGCCCAGCGGCGGGTACAAAGATGTGGACGGCACGCCGCGCGCACCCCAGAAATTCAAGCTGTCAGAAATCGCGTACGACCAGCGCCCGACCGTCACCGTGGCCGGTGTGGAACGCATCATAGATTTCCACCTGATCGGGCAGCATGATGCCCAGATCGCCGTTGGTGACTGGTGGATGGAGGGTGCCACCAAGTATGAGGTCATCGGGTTCACAGACGGGTTTGAGTACGAGATCAAGGCGCAAGTGCTACGGCACGTACCCCGAACAGAGGTGCCGTGATGGCACGACGCGGAGTGTTCAAGTTCGACAGCCTAACGCCGGCGCTCCAGACCATGCTGCCCAAAGTGGACGCTGCGGTGTCGTTGGTGTTTGACATGACTGCCGCTGATGCCGAGACGTACATGCGGGCTAACGCCCGGTGGACAGACGAGACCGGCAACGCTCGTGCTGGTCTGTTCGCAGAGTCCGGTGGAGAGCCGATGGTTGTTCGGGAACTCGTGATGTACCACACGATGTCCTACGGGTATTGGCTCGAGGTCCGGTGGTCGGGTAAGTACGCCATCATCGGACCTACGATGTTCCACTTCGCTCCCATTATCGCCGCGAACGTCGCGGCTGCCGTGTCAAGGGCGGTCCGGTCATGAGGACAGTGATCGCACAGGCGCTGATGAACGACGCGACTCTTGCTGGCCTGGGTATCACGTCAAACGGTGTGTACGCGGGTGACGTAGACACCCCGCAAGAGCGACCGTTTATCCAGTTGCGCTGGGGTCAGACGACACCGGGTTTGGACACAGTGGACAATCGCGTGTTGGTTGTGTGGGTGCACGACCGACCGGGAGACTACACCGCGATAGACGCAATCGTTCGGCGCATCAAAGACATCTTCCGATCGCTGGAGGCAACCCAGCACGCCTCGGGATGGATCCTCAAGATCGAGTGGGTCACAGACTCGGACGATCTTACCGACGACGGACATGGGACAATCACCAGGACCACGACTCACAACCTCGTGGCATCCGGAAATTGAGGGGAGTGACAATGGAGTACGTTCGGTACATCGGGCCATCACAGACGAGGCTGATCCTCGCTGATGAGTGGGCCGCTGCCGGTATCCCAGACATGGGCAGTGTCGAGTGGTCGTCGGCGAACAACTTCTCGGTACCGGTGGACCGGTTCACCGACGACGCGCTCGACAAGGCCATCCGACCGGATGCCGGCTTCGTCATCGTCGGGGGTGAGCACCACGCACCCAAGTACGTCGGTCGTGCCGGCACCCTGACGCCGGAGCAGGCGGCCGGTGTTGGTCGGGTGGACATGATGGGGGCCGTTGGCGCCACCAACGTCCCAGCGTGGCTCTCAGCGCCCTCTACGGGGGCCGACAGCGGCGACGCGACCCCGGGTGGTTCCGCTCCCAGCACTACCGGGACCGGAACGGGCTCGGCGAACGACGCGGTCTGATGGACCTGCGCTGTCCACACCGTAAGCACGGGCGGCTGATCCGTCCGACGACCGACGAAGGGCTGGTTGAGTTTTCGTGCCCCTCCCGGTGGTGTGGTCGGCAAGGGGGCACGATCGTCTTGCACCTGTTCAGCACACGGACGGGACTGCTTGTCTCGACCAACCGATATCGGCAACCACCCCGTGAAGGGAGATAACGGTGCCTCTGCCGACCGCACTTCCGTATGGCATCCGAGACGTTAAGCTGCTCCAGTACACGACGCTCGCTGCCGACGTGTTCGGGTCGTCCCTCGTGGACCTTCCGAACGCACGCACGTTCCAGTTCAACGACACGGAGGAGTACAGCGAACTCCGTGGTGATGACAAGCTCGTCACGTCGCATGGCCAAGGTGCCCAGGGTGAATGGGAGCTGGAGGGCGGGGGTATCTCGTTCGCCGCTCACGCGATCCTCGTGGGTGGCCAAGTGGTCGAGACGGGTATCACGCCGAACCAGCGTCGGCGTTTCCGCAAGCTGGCTACCGACCAGCGGCCGTTCTTCGTGGCTCTCGGTCAGTCCATCTCGGACAGTGGTGGCGACATGCACGCCATCATGTGGTGCTGCCGGTCGACCGGCAATGCGGAGGGGACGCTCGCTGATACCGAGTTCCTGACCCCGACCATCTCGGGTACTGGATTCCCTTGCCGTGTCAACGGCAACGTCGCTGGCCTACCGATCCTGGATGCGGTCTACGACTTCGTGCAGAACGAGACCATCACGGCGCTCACGGTACCGGCCCTCGACACGCCGGCCGCGCCGTCGGTCTACACGCTGTCTGACCAGACGTCACCGCTCGCGGGTGGGGAACTGGTCATCGTTACCGGCGAGCGGTTCACCGGCGTTGTGTCCGTCCAGGTGGGCGGCACCAACGTCACGGACTACGAGGTCCAGTCGCAGTTCCAGATCGCTGCCATCCTGCCGGCCAAGGCTGCTGGCACGCATCACCTCGTGGTCACCAACGGCACTGGTGCCTCGGCGACCGGTACGCAGACCGCAGTCGTCTACTCGTAACCGTCCATCCACAAGGGATATAGGAGCACACGATGCCTCCCACACCACAGGTCAACTCTGTCTGGGCGAACAACACGCCGCAGGCCGCTACCGAGATGTTCACCTGCCCCAGCGGGCAGATTGTCGAGGCCCGTAAGATCGGCATGGAGGGCCTCATTGCTGCCGGCATCCTCGCCGAGGCAGACTCCCTAACATCGCTGGTCACAGCCGGTCCGGTTGAGGACGGCAAGAAGCGCATGGCCGGACACAAGGCCAAGCAGTCCGTCAACGATGACCAGACGATGATCAAGAAGTTGATGAAGGACCCGAACGCGTTGACGTCGCTGCTCACGTTGGCAGACAAAGCGATTCCGCACATCGTGGTCAACCCGCCCGTGCACATCCACCACACCAACACCGGCGACAAGAGCCAGCGGCTCCTGACGACAATCGAACGCGCCCAGATCGTGAAAGACAACCCCGGTACCGTCTTCGTGGACCAAATAGACATGCTCGACAAGATGGAGCTGTTCTCGTGGGCATGCGGAGACATGGAGGCGTTGCACGCCTTTCGCAACCCAACCACAGACGATGTGGGCAGCGTGGCAGCTGAGTCAGGCGTATCACGCCCGGCCAAGCGAACTTCTCGGCGTAAGTAACACCTACCACGCGTGGATGGTCGACCGCGCGGTGTGGGTGTTCGCCTCCGAGGTTGAACGACAACAGGAGATTGCAGTGGGTCGGTTGCCCAAGAACGTGAAGGAGTCGACGCGGGACCACACCCGCCAGCGGGTCCTGGAACTGTTCTTGGATATCGAGGAAACTGCATCCACACCGGGTAGGTTCCGCGATCCACAAGGGAGGTGACGGGCGTTGGCCGGCAACAACTCTATCGGTACGATCCGGGGCACCATCGAGATTGACTACGATGGCGCTGGGATCGTCCGGGCGGTTCGTGACACCAAGAAGTTGAAGAACGAAGGTGTCAGCCTAGACACGGCCATGAACAAGACCCTGACGACGTTCGTGAAGTTTGCGAAAGCCGGGGCTCTTGTGGCTGCGTCGTCGCTCGCGACCAATAGCGCGTTGCAGTTGGTTGCCGGCACGCTCGCCGTATTCGGCCCCTTGATTGCGGCCGGGGTCGCTACCTTACCCGCGTTCCTGGTCGCCGGTGCAGCGGCCGGGGTCATCCTCAAGGTAGCAATGCTCGGTGTCGGTGACGCACTGAAAGCAGCGTCCGGTGATGCCGAGGAATTCAACGAGGCAATCAAGGGATTGGCGCCGGAAGCACAGCGATTCGCCAAGGCGTACCGGGCATCGCTGCCGGCCTTGAACGCGGTCAAGCAGTCAATTCAAGACGCGTTCTTCCGGAACACGGCCGGGGCTGTCGGGCGTGTGGTCAAGGCGGTTCAGTCACTCCGCCCGCAGGCCGTGGGTGTCGCGGGTGCGTTCAACCGGATCGTGCTTCAGTTTGTTCGGGTGGCCACGTCATCGCAGAACATCGAACGTATCCGAGTCATCCTGTCCGGGCTGAACGCGTTTTTACTCAAGATCCGGGGGTCTATCGCTCCCCTCGTCAATGGATTCTTGAAGCTGGCTGCACAAGCTGGTATCTTCGGGGGTGAGCTTGGCGGCGCTGTGATGTTCCAATTGGAACGTCTCGGCAACTTCATTGGCAGTGTGGATCTAGCGGCGCTGTTTGAGAAGGCACAGCCCATCCTGCAATCACTCGGCGTGTTCCTCGGAAACGTCGTCACGATTGCCGGACAGTTGTTCGGTATCTTCAACGTAGACGGTGCTAACGCGGCCGGCATTCTGGGTGAACTTACCGGGCAACTGGCAGCGTTCCTCCAGAGTGCGGAGGGACAGGAAGCGCTTGCTGCGATCGGGCAGGCGTTGCAGGCCATTTCGACCGGTGCCGGCCAGGTGTTCCTCGCGTTGCTCAAGGCGCTGGCACCAACGATCGTTGCACTTGCACCCGCGATAGAGTCGCTGGCCGTGTCGATCAGCGACCTCCTGGTGGATGCGCTCGAGAAACTGACACCACTACTCGTTGCCACTGCCGGGTTCATCTCGCGAAATATCGACGTCATCGGGCCACTCCTTGGGGTCATCCTTGCCGTGGCTGCGGCCTACAAGGTTTACACGGTAGCCATGGCTGCCTGGGCGACTATCACCACCGTGGCCAACGCATTGCACCTGCGGCAGTTGGCTATTTGGATTGCCCAGAAGGCCGCCATGGTAGCCATGCGCGTCGCGTTGCTGGCGTGGGCTGCCGTGCAGGGCGGAGTATGGCTGGCCACACAAGCCGCGTCGTTGGCGGTCATGGTCGCGCAGCGCGCCGCGATGGTGGCACAGCTGGCCCTCATGGGAGCGATCCGCATTGCTACTCTGGCGTGGGTCGCCGTGCAATGGGCCTTGAACGCGGCGCTGCTGGCCAACCCGATTGGCCTCATCATCATCGCTGTGGTTGCCCTCGTTGCCGCCATCATCATCCTCTGGAAGCGCAGCGAGACGTTCCGCAACATCGTGCTGGCGGTGTGGGCCGCTATCAAGATAGCCATCGCGGCAGCCATCGACTTTGCCATCGCGTATTTCAAGTTCTGGTGGTCGGTCATACAGACCGTGTTCGGCGCTATCAAGTCGTACATCTCATTTGTGCTGTCGTCGATCGTCACGGCCGTGAAGACGTACCTGAACATGGTTCGTACAGTGTGGACTACCGTGTTCAACGCGATCCGCGCTTATGTCACCACGGTCTTCAACGCATACCGGACGATTATTTCTGCGGCTATCAACACGATCGTTGCTGTGGTGCGTGCCGGCATCAACCGCGTGATGGCTGCTATCCGGATCATCCAGCAAGTGGTCACGATCGTGCGGAACGCATTCAACTCCGCGCGTAACGCGGCGAACAGTGCGATTAACTCGTTGGTGTCGTTGGTGCGCGGACTGGGTAACCGAGTAATCCAGGCGCTCGGCAACATGGGTCGGTTGCTCTACAACAAGGGCCGGGATTTGGTGCAGGGGTTTATCAACGGCATCAAGTCGATGCTGGGTGCTGTGGGGTCCGCAGCCAAGTCTGTTGTTAGCAAGGTGACCGGGTTCCTTCCGGGCTCACCCGCCAAGGAAGGACCCCTGTCCGGGCGTGGCTACGTGTACCTCCGGGCACAGCGATTCATGGCAGACTGGGCACGTGGCATGAACAAGGCATCCAGTTTGCCCGTACAGGCCATGGCGGGTGCCGTGGTACCCGTTGCCGCATCCGTGCCATCCAGTGTCTCTACGGGCCGCTCAGGGGGCTCTACGGCCCCATCCGCGTCGACTGGTCCCCGTACGTTCGGGCCGTACCCGCTGGTGTTGGACGGTAGGGTGTTGTCGGAGTTCGTGATCGACGCGGTTACCGGCGCCCCCCGGACGATCAGCAAGACAGCGAAAGAGGGCGATCGTCGTAACAGCTGGGCCAACCCCGGGAGGTAGTCGTGGCCATCGTTGATGTGTTCCAGCCTGACGTGTATTTCGGGCGGCCGGGTTCGCTGGTTACCCTGCCCTGGCCACGGGGTGATCTAAGTAAGCCGGCCGAACCCACTGTGAGCGACTTCACCACTGGTAGCGGCGCGCACCGAATCACGCGGCTGATGCGGGTGCCCCGGACGCACAACCTCCAGTGGAACGCATTGCGCTATGACACGTTCGCCAAGGTCGAGGCGTACCACCTCGGGCACAACGGAATCGGTCCCTGGGCATTCATAGACCCCAGTGTCGTAAACCTGTTAACGGTCAACCAGGCCAGTGCGACGGGGGACCGCAACGCCATACAGGGGTTCAGCACGTTCGCGGCGAACCACGGTGCAGTAAGCTCCAATGACGACCCCGAGTTCATCCATCGGGCGGGGGGTCAGCGAAGTGTTCGGTGGCTCTGGGCTACTGCCCCGTTTGCCACCCCACGGCTGGACCTTGACGCGGTGTGGTCTCGTTGGTTCGGCGTGCCGTGCGTTATCGGCAAGAGCTACACGTGGTCGGCCTGGGTCAAGCCGGATGGGGTGGTAGACGCCAGCATCAGTGTCCAGGCCAAGATCCAGTGGCGAGGGCCGACTGGTGCTGTCGTTGGTACAGAGCCAACGGGCGGGTTGCAAGTGGTCACCGGTTGGACCAAATTGGTCTGTACCGGTGTTGCTCCGGTTGGGGCTGCATTCTGCTCCCCACGTTTGGTCGCGGACGGTACGACCATTACGACCGGGGGCAGTCTGTACGTCGATGAGATGCAGTTGGAGATGGACACTGTCGCTACCGACTGGCGACCGGGCAACGGTGTGTATCCCGTATCCATCCTCGGACTGTCCGAAGTGGTCCCATTCGCTGCGACGTGGCGCACCGGTCCGCAGCTGGTGTTGAGGGAGATCGGCTGATGCAGGATGCAACCCCGGAATTCACTGACGCCATTGAGAGTGAGGTGGTGTGGGCCGAACCCACGCTGCTGACCGGATGGCACGGCAATGACCCGTTGCCCGCGCACCCGCAATCGTGGGGACTGTGGCGAGACATGCTCGATCGGTACGTCAACGACGGGTGGACTCGGACCACACACTACACGTTTGAGGCCAACGTCCAGGGGTGGGTTGGCGAACCCGGTACTACTGTGGACTGGTTCGCTCCGGTTGGACACGACAGTGCCGGCGTGCTGCGGGCAACCAAGACCATGAGCGCCGGGTTTGACTCGATGCGGTTCAACGACGCTAACCAGTTGCCGAACAACCTCATTCAGTCGGGTAAGACGTGGAAGGTGTGGGTCACAGTACCGGCCGGCACTCCCGGTGATTGGCTCGCGCGTATCGAGGTCCAAGACTCGTCGTTCACATGGCAGCCCGGTCCTGATTACCCGATCATTCCGGGGGAGTGGCGCCAGATCGAGTTTACTCCGCCCGGATCGCTACTGGCTAATAAGCGGGGCATCGGCGTACAAGTGAGTGCCACTGGGGTCGGTGGATCGGCCCAAGCGTACATTGACACTTTCACTCAAGAGAAGACGGACCCGTACGCTCTCTGGACAAGCACGACACCGACACTACTGGATATCACCCCCGGCAATGCGACCATAGCAAATAACGTGACGAATGCTACCCGGGGTGCTACTTACAACATCGTAGATTCACTAGGCAAT